GAAATTTGCCCAAGAGACGACAGAGAGACAGTCTACAAGAGAACCCGTCCAGAATGTAGCATCAGTCAGTCGTAGATCGGGAGGACGCAAGTCTGTGAAGCTCACCAAGTCACAGGTAGTTATCGCTAAGAAATTAGGGGTGCCACTAGAGGAATACGCAAAATACGTGAAGGAAGGAAATTAATATGGAAGATTACAAAACTTCACGCGAGTCTAGTAAACGAGAAAAATTAACTCGTAAAAAAGATTGGACTCCACCATCCAGTTTGGATGCGCCAGCTGCACCGCACGGGTATGCACATAGATGGATACGTACTGCGACTAATGGTTTTGAAGACCCAGGTAATGTGTCTAAGAAACTTAGAGAAGGTTGGGAATTCGTTAAGGCCGAATCACTAATTAGTGAAATTGGTCAGAATGATTATCCAGTCATCTCAGAAGGAAAACATGCTGGTCTAATCGGAATTGGTGGCCTTGTGTTGGCAAGGATACCGGAGGAGATTCTGAGAAGTCGTGCTGAGTATTTTAGAAGAATAACTCAAGACAGAACAGACGCGATTGATCGAGAACTCATGAAGGAACAACACCCGGACATGCCTATCAATATTGATAGACAGTCTAGAGTTACCTTTGGTGGTAGTCGTAAAAAATAATTTTTTTGCATTACCTACCCGAGATAGCTTGGATAAATAAACACAATAGGAGAAAACAACTATGGCAAATCAACTAGAAAAGTTTGGTCTAAGACCATACAGAAAACTAGACGGTACACCATTAGTTGGCGCTCAAAACAGATACACTGTTAAAGCTGGTTATGCTACTGCAATTTATCAAGGAGATTTGGTTATCCCAACTTCTACTGGTAACATTGAAAGAGCAACTGCAAATGATAGTGCGGCTGTTGTGGGTGTTTTTAACGGAGTGTTCTATAACGATCCAACGACTCAGAAGCCTACATACAAAAATTACTACCCTGGTGGCGTAACACCAACTCAAGGCGATATTACTGCCTTTGTTGTTGACGACCCAGATGCAGTATTTTTAATGGATGCAGACGCTGTGTTTGCAAGAGCGGATCTATATAAAAATTACTCTGTTACAAATACAACAGGTGTAACACAAACGGGTATATCAAAAGTGCAACTAGATGTTAGCGTTTCTGGTGTTGCGACTACTTTCGCTGTTCAAGCGATCGACATTTCGCAAGATCCAGACAATTCTGACAAATCAAGTGCAAATGCGAACATACTCGTAAGAATCAACAATCACTTCTACAGAAGTGGTACAGGCTTAGCATAAGGAGAATAGACTATGGCAATATCACGATCACAACTAGTTAAAGAACTAGAGCCAGGTTTGAATGCTTTATTCGGCTTGGAATATAAAAGATACGAAAATCAGCACGCGCAAATTTTCGACAGCGAAAATTCAGACAGAGCTTTTGAAGAAGAAGTAATGTTATCTGGATTTGCAAATGCACAGACAAAACCAGAAGGTTCTGCTGTAACATTTGACAACGCTCAAGAAACTTTCACGAGCAGATACACGCACGAGACAATTGCTCTTGCATTTTCAATCACTGAAGAAGCGATTGAAGATAACTTGTATGATAGATTAGCTTCTAGATATACAAAAGCATTAGCAAGATCTATGGCAAACACCAAACAAGTAAAAGCTGCAAACGTATTAAATAATGCGTTTGACGATGCTTTTGATGGTGGAGACGGAGTTGCATTATTATCTACTGCACATCCAACTATTGCTGGTACATTCAGAAATGAATTATCAACGCCTGCAGATTTAAACGAAACTTCATTAGAACAGTCGATTATTGATATCGCTGCTTTCACTGATGAAAGAGGTTTAAAAATTGCTGCAAGAGCTGTTAAAATGATAATTCCTTCTGAGTTACAATTTACTGCTGAGAGACTGATGAAGACTCAAGGTAGAGTTGGAACAGCTGACAATGATATCAACGCAATCGTTTCTATGGGAATGATTCCACAAGGTTATGTGGTTAATAATTTCTTAACTGATTCTGATGCGTTCTTTATCAAAACTGACGTACCTAATGGTATGAAAATGTTTGTTAGAGCTCCAATCAAAACAGCTATGGAAGGTGACTTCGATACTGGAAACGTAAGATATAAAGCTAGAGAAAGATACAGCTTCGGCTGGTCTGACCCTAGAGGTATGTTCGGTTCTCCAGGTGCGTAATCATTTGATTAACTAAAAATAAATTAGGGC